AGCCAGCGTCCTCAATAGCGCAGACCATCCGGTGATAAGTGCGAGTGCCACCAAACGCAAGCAGAATCGCGCCGGGCTTCAGCACGCGGTAGACGGCTTGCCAAGTTTCAGGCTGGAACGCAATGCCGCTTGAATCCCACTTCTTACCCATGAAACCTAACTCGTAAGGCGGGTCAGTGATGCAGGTGTCAACGCTGTTCTCTGGCAATGTAGCCAATACTTCTAAACAATCGCCGGTATAGATCAACTATTCCCCCTGCCCAAACGCTCTCAACAACGCAGCGCCGATATTGTCAGCCGAAGTCTGGTCGCCTTTTATACGCTCTTCTTCGTCTTCCCACGTATACCCGCGCAAGCCGCTCGCTGTTTGCTTGGAAACAAGCCCTAATTCCAAATCGCTGCGAATTGCCATTGACGTTTCCGTCTCATTCTTTGGCATCACATCAGGCCATACCACCTCGCCGCCGTCATTATCAGGCGCTCCGGCAAGTGCAAGCAGGCGGTGATTGATCTCAACGATACCTTCGCCATATAAGCCGCGTTTCTCTTCCAGCTTGCTCAAAGCATCCTGGTATAAGACGCGCAATCCGAAGTTCGTAAGGGAGCCGAGTTTGTCAGCCATCGAGTCAATATCAACCGCCCTGCTCACGTCAAACAATGCTTGCCGTAAATAGCGAATAAAGTTGAGCGATGAACTCAGATCGCTTTGCATTTCAAGGTTCTGGACTAAGGCATTTGGGTCGCTATAAACGACCATATCATCAACACCCCATTGCACCTGTGTTTTGTTATTCAGGTTGCCACGTCCCCAAGTTCGTGGGTGCGCATGGTATTTGATAATTTTCGCGGTGTTGGATGAAACGAAGTTGATCTTATCCTGCAGGTCAATTAAGTCATCAGTGATATCCGGCCTGCCGTACACGCTGCCCACATCCGGTAGGTTATGCCAGTGCACTATCGGAGCGAATTCCCACTCCCAGACCTGCTTATTCACAACTTCGAACTTATTTCCGTTGACGCTGATAGAATCGGTAATATTCCAATAACCAGTGTCTGCATCATGTTCTGTCACCTGCTTGACCGTTTTGTCTTTACCCGTTACTGGATCAGTAATCGTGTAGGCGATGGTATAGCGGAAAATCGTGTCAATATCTTCTGGCAATGCATCCATCGTTACTGTTGCCGGGTCTAATACCACCAATCTCGGAATCAGCTTGCCATCTTTTGTGACCGCCCCGTCTGGCAGAATCTTGACATAACACGTACCAGACTCCGCCCCATAAACAGCAGCCCGCTTCAACAGCTGCACCTTGCGGTTCGCGTTCCACACCTCGTCAATATATTGCTGGATAGGCGAGTCGCTCTCGCCGGGAAGATCAAATTCAGGCTCTTGCCCAAACAGCATTGCCACGCTGCGATCTACCAATAAGCCAATGAAATTTACAATAATCGCGTCATCTGCAGACTTGATCGGCGCTTTGTGTAACCCGCGCCTGTAATTGCGTTTGAGCGTAGATTCATTCACCCGTGCAACCTGCTCGCGCCCTAACAGTGGCTCCAGCAGCCAGTTTCTGAAATTGTCCATTACACCCATAACGCCTCGCTTTTAATATTCATAAAAGGGATTCTTGATAACTTGCACGCGTTCCTGCATTCCACTCCACGCAATAGCAAGGCTCATAACACAGTCGTCGTGCATCCCATCAGGCGCGCTGTAAGAGAATGACCCGCTTGCGTTGCGCTTGCTCTCGAATGACAGCAGTTCACCAATCAGCACAGGCTCGTCTAAGACTCGAATTAGCCCATTTTCGAAGGCTGATTGCAGACTTTGAATAATTGCCTGCTTAGTCGCCGAAGTGGTTGTAAACGGCACGATATTGAGTCCGCGCGTCACCAGTTCGTCAATCACCGGCCTGCCTATCGAGTTGGATTCCACGACCATCGAAGTCAGGTGATAGCGGTGGTAGACCGATTCCAACCTGTTTATCAGCACCGGATAATCCACGCGGTTGAAGCGGTCCATAAATACTTGCTCTTTGCTCTCAACATCCAGCACGCTCACAACCGTATAATCCACGCTTGATGCAACGTCCACACCAGCCACGTACTGCCGCCCGTTCTCAGGCTCACGCGGTGAGAGGACTGCGGCTTCTTGCACCCTACGAAACACGCCGCCGTCTGACTCGATAAACTCTGCAAGGTACTCTTGTCGGTAAATGATCTCAGGCAAGTCACGCCGCGCCGCTTCGACTTCGCTTGCCGCAATGTACGGATTGTTGACAGTCGGGAATGTCCACGATTGCCAGCCTTCTTCGCCATTGATGCCGCGTTGGTAGTTTTCCCAGAACCAGTTGCGCCCCTTTGGAGTTGAGATGAACAGCACTTTGCCTTGCCTATCCGATAATGCCGGTCTAATAGCCTCAGTCCACGCTTCCCGCTGCATAAACGCGCATTCATCCATTACAACAAAATCCAGACCTTCACCGCGCAATGAGTCTGGATTATCCGCTGATCTTACCGCCACAAAGCCACCGCCCGGAAAGTTTACCACTCGGTCAACCAGCCGTATTTCAGCACCAGATATCTTGCGCGCAATTTGCCGCAATGGACGCCAGCCTACCTCACTGGTCTTATAACTCGGGCTGACCCACCAAGCCCGCCCGCCTTGCGCTGCCACATCCAAGCATTCATTCACACCCAAGCGCGTCTTGCCCCACCTGCGCCCAGCACTCAGCACCTTGAAGCGCGCATCTGAATTATGCACCTCAAGCTGCCCTACATGTGGTTTAGCGTTAATCTTGGTTGTTATCAATGCTATCCCAATCTACAATAATCGCCCCGCCATTAGCGCCTGTTAACTCAGTGCGCTGTGGGGGTTTGCCATAAGCCATTTCGATAAACGCCATCTGCAAGCGCGGGTCTTTACTCTGCGCCCATTGACGTAATATCGCCTCAGCAACCGTTACAGTGTGTCCATTGATAATTAATGGCTCACCATTCTTTAGAGCAATCTCGTGGCTGATTGCCTGCGCAAGCTCTCTAAATGCATCAAAGGTTTTTGGTCTGCCTTTGCGATTAATGCGCGGGTCACCTTTTTTGAAAGGCTTCAAGTTTGCGGTTGCGTTAGGATTGTTTGCCATCTCTGTTTTATCTTTGTATAACTGGCTCAACCAATTCAGGCGTGCCGCCGGTCACATCCACCCACCGCTGAATCGCCACAGCCACGTAAGCCGGACTACCGTCCCATGCGAAACGATAATAGGCTCGTCGAGGTTCGCCAGACTCTCACGAATTTCACGTAACGAAAGACCGCGCGCCCGCATTGCTGCGACTGCCTCGCGTCTCATCGCAATCACGTCTGCACGTGTTGGCGTATTCTGCTCGCTCAATTGTCAACTCCTATGTGGTCAGATTCAGCCCGTCTTTTTATCTCTCCCGTCTGGAAGTTAAGCGCATAAGCGGGCGTGTTCAAAACGCCGCTGTCAATCAATAATTTGTAATATTCCTCATTCGTGTGCTTGCCTTTCCGCGCCAGCATTGTGAGACCAGAATTAACAATCTCTCGGGTCGTGCCAAGCTCTATCACCATCCGACTCGCAACGTGCTTGAACGGGGATGGCGCGCCAACCAGAACATGGCTTGAATGCTGTCTTAGAATATCGAACCATCGTTTGGTTGTGCTTATGTCGATATACTTGTCAGGGTCGATTGAATGCCGTTCCCGATAAAGTGGCGTGTAGTTCTGATATTGCAGATTGTTGAACTCGAGATGAAGCAGTCGTTTATTAGGCGAACGTGTTACCATCTCGCACAAGTCCAGAATGTATTGTTCCCAGTCGTCCCGACTTTCATATCCCGCAATATGGAACAACTTCAAAGCGACGTTGTCCACATTCATCTTCTGTATCGCTGCGAATAGCTCGTTTCTTGTAATCGGCTTGCCGATCTTCTCTCTCACCCGCTCCGTCGCGAATTCAACGCCCAAGCGCACCAACGCACCTTTAACAGGCTTCTTGATATAGTCGCGAAGTAACATGTCTTTCGTTTTCACGTCTATATCATCCGTATATTCGTTAGCGGAGATCATCAGGTGAATACCACGCTTTCTGGCAGTCGCTATCGCGCTTGAAATGCGCGCGTTAGAGTTAACCTGATGTTTGTGAGTCCATGATGTGAAACAGAACCTGCATTTGTTCTTGCAGCCCACGCCGCCCCAGTAGTAACACTTATTCTTGCTTATCTGCGTAATAGGCACTCTCTCCCAATCTATCCGCTGGCTTGCGAATAACTGTTTGGGAGTGCCAGTGTAAGCGCTGCGATGGTCGGCAATGTCAGCAAGCGTTTTGAGTTCCGCAAACTCGAACACCTCACCAATCCAGACAATATCTGCGAACGTACTTGCAGACCAAAAGTTGAAAGCATAAGAGCCACCCAAGATAATTGGCTTATCTGTCTTTTTCATCAACTGCCTAAGCTGAACCATGTCCAGTGCGTCGCAGGCTGAAAACAATACCGCGTCGCTGTCATCCTCAATATCGGGCGTGACAGAATGCCCATTGGTTAACAGTGTTCTTGCGACGATGTTGTAAGTCTGGAACCTGGTTTTGCTGTCCAGTTGTGGGAAGGCGTATTTCACGGCAGCTCTCCCATAGCGATCAGGCTAAGCAGCTTATCCATGACGTCATCCTCATCTGCCTCTTCAGTGAGCTTGTAGATCGAATGGTCGGGGTCGGGAATGTCGAACATGAGCGCACCTAAGACCACTCTCACCTTATCGCCGTTCATCATTCGACTGCCACCGCCATCGCCTTCACCGTCGAACTCGTCAAAATCGATGTCAGGATGAATCCCCAACTCCTTCTCGCTAAAGCCCCAGTCCAGAAGCTCGCCCAGGTCAAACTCGTTCGCCAGCGCGTCAAAGTCCCATGAGCCGGTGTTCTTATTCAGGCGGATGTTCAGTTCTTCGACTTCCTTGTCGCTCAACTCGCGGTCTGGAATCCAGCATTCAATCTCTTTTACGCCACTCGCTTCCAGCACGTGTTTGCGCTGATGCCCGCCGATGATGGTATGCAAACTATCCGCGTTCACAATCGGCTTGTCAATCATGCCGAATTTGTCAAGCGAAGTCTTGAGTTGCTTGAATTCTTTATCAGAAAGCGAACGCGGATTCTTGTAATAATCCGTCAGATCGTCAATATTGAATTGTTGCAAAGTCCAGTTTATCTTTGCCATATCACCCTCGTCTTCTCGCACATCCGCCGGTACGTCCACAAACACTCACGCCCACCGATGAAGTCAGTCATCATCGCCGCTCCCGTTCATCGCGTCAAGCCTTGATGTCAACTCAAGCACCTGCTTTTCCAAGTCACGGATGCGCTTGTCACGGCATTTCACAGCCGCGCTCAATTTGTCCACTTGCGTCTGCAAATCAGCGTTTTCCTGTTGTAAATTCACAATAAGTGCTTCCCTGCCTGACAATGCAGAACGCAAGCCTGACACTTGCGCCTCTAAGACATCCACCTTTGCTGCTAACTTGTCCGCCCGCTCATTCTCCACGTCGCATTGCCTCGTCAATAATGTTGCGCATGGTCTCGGACACATTATCACCTTGCGCTTTGACCCACTCAAGTTGCTCAGGGCGCAGCCTGACTAGCACTCTAGGCATGGTTACGCCGTAGATTGGTGGGCGACCTATATCTTGGGTTTGTGATGTTTGCTTTTTTCTTGTCATTTCGTGCCTAATTACTGCAAGTATGGTTTTGGGTTAGCCAGGTGCTGGGCTAACTTTTTCTTGTTGTTTTCGATTTCGCGTATTGTAATGTTGATGGCAATTTGGTTTGTGATGGACTGCAGTCGTACTTCGTCTTTCGCGATCATCGCTTCGTAGTACATTGCGACCCAATCAGCATCAAGTAACGATTCGCCGATTTCGCCGATTAGCTCGATGTTGCCCAGTAATGGCTCATTGTCTCCACCACGCGCGATTTCGTCACCAGTGATAATCCAGCAGTGCTTGCCGTAAACAAATTCATATTCGCGTATTTGGCGTAAAATTCGCCAGTCTTCCCAAGTCTTATCAATTTCACAAGCTGATATCCCTGCTTCTGCTTGTGTGCCGTAGCGCAACGAGTAGCCCCGCTTGGCGTCTTTTGCGAATGAGTTTGACCAGCGCACGTAAACTCTACCTTCAAGGTTTCTGATTTCTTCTACTGTGTTGATTTTTCTGGTTGCCATCTCGTTGATCCTTATCCTTTATTACTTATAGTATACCATATACCATAATCAAAGTCAAGGGTAAAAACAAGCAATTTCCGACCAATTTGCGACCAATTTCCAAAGCGGCCGCTATTTTCGACCCTCGCCAACTCTCCCGTCACCGTCCTTCCAGCTCATCAACGCGCGCCAGGAGCTTGACAACCTGCCGTTCGAGATTGTCGATCTGCTTGTCCCTTGCGGCAATGTCAATCCGCATTTGTTCCAAAGCAGCTTTCAAGTCGCAGTTTTCCTGTTCCAGCGCGTGTATCCGCGCGCCCTTTTCGACATTCTCTTGCCTCGCAAGAGCGAGTTCTTTTGACGTTTTCAAGCGTTCCGCCTCCAGCTCGGCAATCGTTTTTTCGTATTTATCAACCCGCGCGTTCAAGCGGTCGATCCTCAAGATCAGAACCTGGAATGCGGACGCGGTGTCAGCGTGTTTCAGGTTCAGGCGCACTGCGATAACGTCTAAGACTTTGACGATCGCTCCGCCTGACAGGGCGGCAATGATGATCTCGCCCCAGTTCATCGTTTATCCCTGCGCTTTTGTCGCGGACTTCATAGCATCGTAGACCTTGCAAGCCACCAAGCCAAGCGCAAGCCCGAAAATCACAGCTCCGAACCAGCCGGCGAATCCATCAGGGGTCGCAATGCTAATCTGGTACAAAACGCCAAGCCCCAGCCCGATCAGGAAAGACGCGGCGGTGAGAACCTTGCCTTGCGCGCCAAACGCCTTCACCAACTCGACCAGCCCCATCACAACAAAAATCAGGGGTATACCATTCACAATTTGATCAAAATCCATATAAGCCTCCATTAGCTAAAATCAAAAAGCCCCGAAGCTACCTCCATTTCTGGAAAGCAACTCCGGGGCTAATGCTCCTCGTGAGTTAGGGCTTTTGCCCTATTCAATTGCAATTAGTTTAGCACAAAAGTTCAGTTTATGCAAGCCTTTCAATCGCCGGTTTTCCTCTGACGTTTGCGCTCCATTCTGCTATCTGTCGGTTCTTCAGCGTTAACTCAATCGTCCCCCACCCCGTCCGATTGACGCTCTCGACCGCTTGCAGGATCGCCTCAAGAGACGGGACGTCAAGCCCCGTCTCCAGCAGCGCGTCGGCTGCCTCCTGACGAGTGCGGGTCAATCGCCCTCCAACGCTTTTCGCACCTGCTCGACCGCCTCGCCGCTTCTCACGGCTTGCGCGTCAAACGGGTAGACCTTCCAGCCGTGATCCTGGGCGAGGCGCAACTTTTCGTAGTCGCGCCTTAATCCCAATCCGGACGAGTGCCCGCCCTTCGTGAACGTGCCGCCGTTAATTTCGATGAGCAGCCTCGCCTTCCGAAAGCAGAAGTCAAAACGAAACTTCCGCCCTGGAATGACAGCCGCCTCCCGCTCTGGCTCTGGCAGTCCAGTGGCTTTCACCTGGAACGCGAACAGCTCCTCAAGCTCACTTTGGGTCACTTGATTATTATTAATCATTTTTCCTCACTTTCGTCTTATTCCCTGCCTGATGAACCACTTCGAGATGACGCTATGGTTGCTGCATCCAATGCCAATCTGCTGCGCCATCCAAAAGTAGCTCCGCCCTTCCGCTGCCCACTCCAGCAGCTTTTCTCTGTTGGCTTCGATCAGGTCGGTGCTGGTCAGGCGGGTCATTTGTCATCCTCAAGTTCAGCAACGCGGTAACGGAGCTTTTGATTTTCAAACTGCAAGCGTTTGTAATCGCTCAAAAGTGGCGGGCAGACCACCTTGAGCTCTACCTCTCTTTCAAGTCTCAAGAAACTTGGTTCGTCATTTTTCATTGTTTCACCTCAAACCAATCAACATCCTCAAGAAGCCAGCCGCGATCTTGACACTCGGCTTCGATCAGCTTCCTCACCCGTGCCAGCGTCAGGGCTTGCACCTCGAAGGTGTCGCCGTTGTCGTGCCTGACGTGGTAGGTTGCTGGATGAATAACGCGCCGTGCCGACATCTGCTCACGCTCGGATGCGTTCATTCCTGCACCTCCGGATTCATCTCGCCCTTGCTGAGAACGGCAATCACTTCATCTGGCAAATATTGTCGTTTTCTCCAGAACTTGACTCGCTTAGTAACGTTATATACGTTTTCGCCCTCGTAAATAACCCAACGCCCTTTACTAAAAAGTGCGAGTTCTCCAAAATCTTGGTATATACAAGCGACTTCGTAAAACTCTCTGTGCCCCCCCTCCGGCAACCTCTCGCTTACCGGAATCCATTTATCATCCTGCCGCTCGATGTCGCTATGAGCGGTAAGTTGGTCTTTTTCCGCCTCAAGCTCGGCGATATACTCGCGCAACTCTCTCTGCGCCTTCTCAATCCGCGTCTCAACGTCCTCCGGCTCACGCTCACGCCCGAAGGCGATGCAGGCGGCGACTAACTCGTCTATCAATGCTTGCGATTTGTCGGTCATGACTGCAACTCCTTTGTTAATTCATCAAATTTATCTACAAGAGCCCACCACCTATCCTCTTGTCTTACGCTGATATGAAGGTTGGTATAGTCATAAAGATAATCGCGCAACCGAGTAATTGCCGCTTTCGCTTGGTCGCGTTCCGCCTCAAGCTCGGCAATGCGGGCGGTTAGCAATTCAATTCGCCCTTGCATTATTCCGACGTAATTTTTCAGCATCTTTGTTTTGTAGAAAACGTCCAGCATCTTTTCTTTGCTCTCATCTT